AGTTGCTGTGTTACTATTAGCTGCTGCTAATTTTTGCACACCTACTAAAGCATTTTTATCAGGCGTGCTTCCATCTCTAGCTTCATTTAATCCTGTAGCATCCCTGATCATTTGCATATAATAATTATAAGTACTTATTAATGCGGTTAACTTATTTGTGCCAGCAGTATTATTAATTTCTTGTATTGGTATTTTACCTGGGTTCATATCACCATCAGATGTAAAAGATCTACCAATTATACTACCAGTTTGGAAAAACATATTCAATGCTTCTTGTGGATTATAGTTGCTACCGTTCCCTAAATCAATTTCAGCTAAACCATCAGCATCAACATAAACACCATCAGGGACCATTCTTGATAATATTTGCTGTATTTTTAAATGAGTTAATTGAATCATATCAGCAAAACTAGTTATTCTACTAACTAAAGATTCAACTTTACCATTATATATTCTTGGCGCGACAAGCGAATAATTCATTTTAACTTTATTAGCATCGCTTTTTTCTCTAAGCATGTTTTCGCAAAGATTCCATTTTAAAAGTTTTTTTGCACCCGGTATATATAAACCCTCATAAAGCACCTCTATATTTTTTGCTATACGCTCGAACTTTAATCCTTCTGTACTTGGCGGATTAAATGCATCAGATTTTCTTATAATTTTTTCTGCGCCTGTTGCAGTTTCTTTTACTTTATATACTTCATTCATATAAGTTTTATAGTTAAAATATAAAACTTCTATTGAATTATTATCTGTTTTATCAGATCTTGATAAGTATTTATTATATAAATTATAATTACTGCCGCCGTTTTTAATTAAACTTTGTAAATCCTCATCGGTTAAATTAGGAAATTCTTTTTTAAGATCAACCAAAGTTACGGTTTTCATTTCGCCAATATAATATATATCATCAAAATAAGGTGAATCAGTATATGAATATACTAAATTAGCAGGATCTACATATTCAATTTTTATACCATTAGAAGTATCAAACGTGTTTTTTACACATGCCATACCTAATACTGCTAAATCATAATAAAATCTTTTCTTTGTTAATTCATAATTATTTATATTAAAAACAGTTTGTATTGCTTGCTCTTCTGCAATTTCAATAGCCTGCTTATAATTTAATTGCATATGAAGTTGTAGCTCTTCATTATTTTCAGGAAGTTGATCACTAGGCATACTAGATAAATCTATTCCAAAATTTTCAGCTATATATTGTGTTACTTTTTGCGTTTGCATATCAGTAACTATTCTTTTCATATATTCTGTTCTTTGGTTTACACCAAAAGGATCTTGAGAATATGCTTTAATATCATATGTTCTTTCTGCAATACCATTTACAACTATATCAACAAACTTAGGTATAATAGGTACAGGCTTCCAATCTAAATTAAGATATGACAAATCGCCATTAATTGACAATTCGTCTTTATATTTTTGTATGCTTTGCTCGCCTCTAGCATATAACCTTAGTTTATGAAAATTATTTTGGTTATTTAAATATCTGTTTATACCAGATGATTTTTTAAACCATTCATTTTCTATAGCTTTAGCAACTTCTAAGCCATACTGCATTGATAATTTTTCATCATCACTAACAGCTTGACTTGGAAAGTATGATTTCATAACTGATTCAGCCATAATTTTTTATTATTTTTGATATAGTTCCTTTATTTTCGTATTTACTTAAAGTAATATTAACTTTTTGTTTTATTCTTTCGGCATTAGGGCGGTATTTATTTTTATTACATGCCATTATAGCTAACCCTGAGCTTATGGCGGCATCAAACTTCGTTCTTTTATTTATATCAAATTTAGCCCAATCATTTAATGTCGTATTAAAATACATTGTTCCGTATTCACCATCACCAGTAATACCAACGTAATCATTAATATATGTTTCAATTGCAGCCGCGTGTGCTTGCCTTATGTCTTCACTTGAATTAGGTATACCACCTATTTCTTTTTCTGCAACCGATAATTTATTTCTAGCTTTATCAGGTCTATTCATTGAATAACCTCTGTAGCCTCTTCTTTTTAAATAATATAATAATCTTGGTTTGTTATTTTCTGCAAGTAATGGCATACCATAAAATACTAATGCCATTAATACATCTTCAAAAAACATTTCAGCAGTTTGTGGCCTAGCTATATATTCAAGAAAAAACATATTTGCTGGCGCCTCTTCCATACTAAATTTAGTTAAACCATGTAACGAACCTTTAGATCCTTGCCCATCTGTAGTTCCAGATATATCATAACTATCACAGCCAAAAGCACCCATATGCTCATTGCCTGGATATTTAATACCATTTTTAGTTATAATATTATTTTGTAATCTTACATTCGGAACCCAGCTGACTTTAAACCTTCCGTTAGGATTTGGCGTAAACTGGACTTTCGTGTCTTTAATTCCATTTTGCCACGTAAAACTGCCAACGGTAACTTGTGACATATTCGCAACTTCATCATTGTAATCAATTTGTTCGTAAATTTTTGCTAAATTAAATATACTATTTTTTGTTTCGTCTCTAAACGCATGCTCTTCTGTTCTTGGAAATTGTCTATAAAATTCATTTAAAGCGTCTTGGTCTTGCTTTAATCCTTCTACTTCATTTTCCCAATGTTCGATAACGCCAATTGAAATTTCATCTCCATATATGTCTTTGACAATTGTTTCGGGTGTTTCGAATACAGGTATTCCATAAGAATCAATGAATCCTTCGTAGTTCCATTCCATAGGTATGAACAAACTATATAATCCCGAACGAGTCTGTCCGTTGCGGTTTCTTTTGGTAACATCTGAGTCATGGTATAATTTTTTAAAGTTTTCACCACCTTTATCAGCAGAGTTGCTTGTTGAGCCCATCATACATTTTCCTATGACTCTACTTCCTAATCTTAATGTGGTTTTCGTGACCCTCCAGTTGTTGAGAATGTTTTCGGGGCGTTCCCATTTACCCGCTTCATCATGTACGAGGAGTGCGAGTTTCTCACCGTCGTAGGAGTTATCACCGGTGTTCTTCCAGTCGATTGTGGTGTCCAATCCCTGTATATCTTCAATGGCTTCGTTGGCGGTAAGCTTTCTTCTGGTAAACTTACTGGCTGGGACACGATAAGCGAGTTCAGTCTTGGGCCTGTCCATTCCGTCTTGTATCGGCTTGAAAAAGAATGGGTAATTGACAGAGATGGGAACCACCTTATCTGTAAACATTTTTTTGGCATCAGCACCGGACTTAGATAATATACCATACCTGGAGTCACTTGATATGGTTGCCAAGTTAACAGTCTCTCCAGATGCCATGAATGAAAACCCAGATCGTCTGTTCTTAAGATAACACATTCCATAGGATCGTGAATCTGCCTTGCAAGCTTCCCAGAAAAGGAAAAATAATCTATTTGCTTCTCGAAAGTCTGGTTTCCCAATATCAATTTTGGTCCACTGCAAGTACATATAATGAGTGCCACTAATATAAGTAGGAGCGCCTTTGTTATAAAACCAAAAGCCTTCATCTCTTTTAGTGAATTCTGAATCAATATATGCATGCCATTTATTTTTAAAATCTACTGGCATATCTCGCCAGTCAAATATTGTTTTTATTTTTTGTAATTCTTTTGGGTATTCTTGAACTTCCCATTTATCATTACCTTTAAACACATTTTTAGGCTGCTTAGGTAATGCTATTTTAAGATTTTGTATTTCATATATATCACCTATCATTCCTGTTTTACTTATTACAATAATATCGTGTTCTTTATTGTAACCATATTTCCATTTTTTACTTTTATTAAGTCTTTTAATGGTATTTATTTTAATAGGCTGTATAATATTATATAGTGTTTGCTTATACATTACTTAGATCTTCTTTCTGCAAATCCGCTAAAAGCTTTTTCTTTATTTTCTAAAGGTTTATTTTCTAGTAAAGCTTTTTCTTCTTCAATGCGATTTAATATTTCAAATGCATCAAATATTGCAAGTTTTTTTGTAGCTGCTGCGTTTTTTAATCTATCAGCAGATATATCATCATCTGAATCAACAATAGGTTCTTTAGCAACTTTAATTAACTCATCTACTGCTTTCTGTCCAGCTTGGATTATATTCTTTTTCGTTTCCTTGACATTCATACTTAATAGATATTGAATTAGTTAATACTCTATATAATCTTTCGCCATCAACAATAAATTCAAATTCACTGCTTGGCGTAAACCCAACTAAATCACCTTTATTTATATCTTTAAGTTCTTTATCAATATATTTAGCAATACCTCTTAATGGAACTTCTTTTTCTAATAATATACTATTTGATTGAATTGGTTTTACAAAACAATAACCTTTAGGCGCATGCCATTTATTATTTCTTTTGTATAAAAATATTTGGTCTGATTTAACAAAATATTTATTATCTTCCCAATAGCTTCTGCTATTTCGCTCTATACCCCTAACGTCATACCATCTTCTAAAAACATTATGATGTATGACAACTTCATCGCCAACTTGTATGTCGGTGTTTTCAACTTTAGGAATAGCAAGAACAATACCGATACGACTAACAAACTGATGACTAGATATTTCTGAATTTAAAACCAGCTCTTGGTCACCAATTTGTTTTATATTTTCGTATCTTTCTTTTTTTGGTTTGATTATAAAATCAAATAAACTTTGCATTAATATTCTAAATTATATTCAACTGCAATTGCCATATTTTTATTAAAATCTTTCCACGGCAATACTTCTTTGCCTTTTTTAATAAAAATAGAAAACTTATTATCTTCTTCAACAATAGAATCTATAGTGTGGCCGCCATATACTTCTTGACCAACAGAATAGTGCATTGCATCGTTTTTATAATCTCTGCCAATACTAATCTTCCTTACTAGGCTCATCTTCTTCAATTTCTTTTATAGTACCGTCAGTTAAGTTTACAGATACTTTGCCATACTTTTCTTCAAGCGTATTCTGTAATTCTTGCAACTGAGCTTGTGACTTTTGCACTGTAAGTACCGCAATTTGTTTTTGCATTTCTAAACCACCAATTTGCATCTGCACATTATTGATAACTTGTACTTGCTCTTGAATTAATTTTAATTCTTCATCTGTGATTTTTAAATCATCTGTTTTCTTTGCCATAAAATTTAATTTTAATTATTACTACTATGTTTATATCATTACGTATTTTACGTAATTTTTACTTTATTAATTTAATGCTAAAGGTTCTTTACTATAAGTTCTACCCTTATCATTAAACTTTTCAGTCATCCAAAACAAACCATCGGCTTTCCATTGGCCATGCCATCTTGGTGCTCTAGGGCCTCTTCTGTCTGTATGTTTTGCAAATTCCCATATCCTATTTGCATTACCTTTTATTTTATCTAAAGATTCTACATAATATATATCAAATGGACCTAATTTAGATGCTTCTTCCATTAATACAGGTAAATCATCACCTATATTTCCTGTGATACATATATCTATATCTGTTGTTTTCCAGCCTTCTAATAACCCACCAACTAAATATAGTTTATATCCAGACCAATCTAATTTTAATAAATCTTCAATACATCCTTTATATATTGCATCTTCAGTGCTTTCCATCCAAGGAACAAGTTGTAATCCTCCGTTTACATATCTTACCTCCCCGTCTGTTTCAAGGTTTAAATTATCTATGTTTAAATCTTCAAAATATCCCATATTTTATATATCATAACTTGTTAATGTAAATACTATTGTTACTGCAACATCTTGCCAAGTTTTTAAACTAGCACTTTTTTGATAAACTAAAGAAAATTTATCACCTGCTGCGTATGTAATATCACTGTGAGCAGTAGGGGTCCATGTTATTGCGCTGCTAGAAGCTGTTAATTCACCACTTGAAGAATTATTAGTAACTGCACCATTTTTATAAGCTTTTAATTCTGTTGTAAAACTAGAACTAACACTACCCGCTACATTTTTAAATATTACTTTTTTCAACACACATGCATATGGTGTAATAAAGAAATGGGGAGCAAATGCACCTGATACACTTGTTTCTGTTATACTACCCATTAATGGAATTATTCTATTAGCTGTGGTAGAAGTTGTATCATCAAGAGACGCATGAATTACCATAGGTACACTTCTGCCTTTTACATCTCCGCTTATAGACACATCGCCTGTTATACTAGCTCCAGAAGTTGTTGCTTCTATTCTCAGTACGTTATTTGCGTAAATATAACTATGACCACCGCTAAAGAACTGCGCCATATTACTAGTGCCTCCTGAACTTTTTATATGAACGTGGCTTGATAATATGTCTAAACTTCCTGTGCCGCCATCCTTTATAATAGAGTCACTACCATCGTGATATATTTTTAAATCATCACCATCACCAAACCTTGCTTGTACATTATCTTTATGTCTAGTAAAATTGCTTGCGGGGTTTATTTGAAATTTAGTAAAAGTTCCAACACCTCCTTCAAAGTATTTAAAATCAAAAGAATCACCACCTTGCACCTCTAAAAAATTACCGGTACCCATTTGAAAAGAATCACCAAATAGATAATTTGCATTTCCAGTATCAACTTTCAATCCTATATCACCACCTGCATCTACTTGAAATAATACTGTACCAGTGCCATCATCATTTACTTTAATAGAATTGCCTTTTAAAATTAAACTACCAGTTCCTGTATCATTTATATAAGAATTACTACCATCGTGATATATTTGTAAATCAGCACCTGAACCTAATCTTAATATTTTACTATCTGTTATTAGTATATCTTCTGAAAATTTTGTTCTTTTATTAGTACCATCTAATTTGAAATATTCAGTAGTGCCACCACCTCCATTATCACTTTGGAAAGAAATATCTTTATCATTAGCTTGTTGCATAATATAAAGATCTCCACCATTATTATCTATATATGAATCAGTGCCGTCGTGATAAATATCTAAATCTCCACCACTACCAAACTCTGCCCTAATACTATCGCTATGTCTTGTGCCTTTTGAAAAAATTGTTTTTACATCTGCACCATCTAATCTAAAATATTCAGTTACGCTACCACTACCATCATCAGATTCAAAAATTATGTCAGAATCATCTGCTGAATTTTTAATTGTAAGATTACCTGTAATATTATTTATAAAAGAATTTGAACCATCGTGTACTAAAATTAAATCACCACTACTACCAACTTTTAAATTTACGTTGTCTATAAAAAATGTATCTTTACTAAATACATTTATTTCCGAACTACCATCTAATCTAAAGTATTCAGTAACACCACCAGATCCATCGTCACAAAAGAACTGTATATCAGCATCATCAACTTCTTGTTTAATTATGATATTTCCTGAAATTACTTGTTTTAATAATGTATTACCGTTGTTTACAAGTAATTGTCCATGCTCACTGCTACCAATTCTTAAAGAACTAGAATCCGTAATAGTAAATGTTTCTTGGGCTTTTACCCTTTTATTTTGCCCATCTATGAAAAAATATCTTGTAACACCACCGCTAGCGTCATCAGAATAAAACTCAATATTTTTATCATCTGCTGTATTTCTTATGTTTAAATGACCTGTAGCGTTGTCAATAAAAGTATTTGTTCCATTGTGATATATTGACATATCTCCTGATGAACCTACTTGAAGATTAATACCATCGTCCATTCTAAGTCTTTTGCTGAACCTAGTTAAAGCACCACTACCATCTAAATAAAAATACGTAGCAAGTCCACCAGAACCATCATCGCATCTAAATACAATATCTCTGTCATCATTAAACTGCTGAATATATAAATCTCCAGTACCATCACTATTTATAAGTGAATCTGAACCATCGTGTAATATTTTTAAATCTTGAGAATTTCCAGCTTTTAAAGCAAAATTATCAGGCATATGAATACCGGTGGTTCCAGTCATAGTGCCACCAGCTAAAGATAAAGCATCTGTTATACCATAACCTGATAAAGTTGTAGGGGTGCTTGTAATAGTACTAAACGTTTGCGTATGTTGTGCTGGTGTAAATGAACTTGGTACTCCAGATAAAGAACCATAAGCGCCATCAAAACTTGATGTCCCAGCACCTATATTTGTTCTAGCATTTGATTTTTGAATAGAAGTTAACCCTTGACTAGCCGTGTCAACTCTAACTCTATTACTTAAAGATGTTGCTGTTGTTGTGCTAAAGTTTTCATCATCGCCTAACGCAGCTGCTAATTCATTTAATGTATTTAATGCGCCTGGTGCTGAGTCAACTAAATTTGATACAGCTGTAGTAACAAAAGCAGTTGTAGCTATTTGAGTTGAATTATTCCCAGCGCTTGCTGTGGTTGATCTAGGCGTGCCTGTAAATGTTGGACTTGCTATTTTACCATATCTACTATCACCATATGTTTGAGTAACTAAATACTGCCAGTCTTCCCAACTAGTTCCTCTATATCTATAGGCTATTCCAGTTGTATTATTAGCACTTCCTTTTGAAAACAACTGAATACCATAATCTCCACTACCTTGAGTAATAACTAAACCTGTTGAGTGAGAACTACCAAACGGATTATTTGTAGAACCTGTTAATCTATAAGAACCTCTAGTTGTTATTGTGTCCCAGTCATTACCTGATGATGCAAAGTTAGCAAATGAGTTTGCATTTATATATGTAGTATTAGCTGTTAGGCCAGTACCACCTTTTGCAACACCAATTACATCACCCTGCCAATTAGCATTTGTTATATTGCCAGTTACATTTAAATTACCTGAAAAAGTTGCATTGCCTACAACATCTAATGGTTCAGATGGGGTTGCTTTCCCAATACCTACATTTCCGTTTTCTAATATTTTTAATCCACCACTTGTTTGTGTATGTGGTGCTATTAAAAGACCTTTTGTTGTATCAGTTGTGTTATCGCCATCAATTGAAAATATTAAACCTATGTCGCCGGCATTTGAAATACCTGTATAACCGCCACTTCCTAAAGATGGAACTACACTTACAAAACTAGTCCCGTCATCAACTCTAAGTGCTTGTATATTTGTTGATGATTCAACCACATGTAATTTATTGCCAGGTGAAGCAGTGCCCATACCAACATTACCAGTAAAATAAGAATTATTTGTTGATGTATTTGCATAACCACCACCTGCATGAACAATTGCACCGCTTGGTACGTCAATCCTGCCATCATTTCTAACACTAAATAAACTTGTTCCTGAACTGTTACGTGCGATAAACGCATTTGCAGATGTATCGCTTGTTGAGCCATTAATTTGTAATTTTGCACCTGGTGAAGTGGTGCCTATTCCAACATTGCCTGTAGCAGTTATATTACCTTCAATAGTTATGTTACCAGTAGTGTCTTGTTTAAAAGCATCTGCATTAGAACTACTACCAATATTAAAATTACCGGAAGCGTCTTTCCATAACCTATGACTTACGGCGTTACTACTTGTTATAGCCATACCGTTACCCGAAGCGTCGCCGTTTTGTCTTAATACAAACGCGCCTGTAGTTGACACGCCAGTACCACCGTTAAGAGTTAAAGCGCCAGTTGATGTGCTTGTAGTAGTTATTGTGCCTGTAGACGTTATAGCTCCAGAACCTATTGTTCCAATATTTTTTAAGTTTCTACTTAAATCAATAAACTGTGTTCTACTACCATCGCCTATATATAAACCATTATCACCAGCTGTAGTGCTATCAGACTTAAATTGAAATACATTTCTATTTGACCAACTTGTATCATTACCAGGAAAACCATAAGCAACAAAACCACTTTCAGCTGCAAATAATACTTGTTCATTTGTCCAACTATGATTAGCTTTAATAATAGATTTTACATCTCCAGCTGTAATAGCAACTGTATCATCAGCTCCTAATGCAAGAGCTCCATTTTCGCTAACTCTACTAAGTATTGTTTTTTCTGTACCGTTTACATCTATTTTTAATAGTGCTACCTCTGTAGTATATTCACCTGTATCGCCCGAAGGTTCATGGTCAAACACTATATGACCATTAGCTGTAGTAAATATAAGATTATTATTCATTGTTGCAGCAGTTAATGCTAAAGTCCCATTAATAGTAGGGCTTTCTAATACTAAACTTGTATTTGCACCACCTAATGTTAAAGTTCTTGTTGAACTAGAATCAGCAAATATAGCCATATTCTGTTCAAATCTAATATCAACAGTATTTGTTCCATCACCAATAAAAACATCATCGCTACCATTACCAATAATAATATCACCTACAGAATTACTTAAAACTAAGTCATTACCATTTTGATCTATTTTACCGGCATTAGAACCTGCGGTAGTTTTAAATTGTATCTGACCTGCGCCGTGTATATTTAAATCATGTAAAAATTCTTTACCCATTTTTTATTATTTAAATTCTTCCTGATATTCTTTTTTTACCAACATTAAAATTTGCTGATGGTCTTATTGTTACTTTTGCAAAATTCATTGGCCACATTTGTAATCCATTAGCCGGTGCTTTTGACATAGCTACGTGTATATCTTCTGCTTCAAAGCCTTCATGAACTAAATCATGATCTTGAAAATAATAACCAAATCTTAAATAGTAGCTTGAATATTGAGGTTGTACTGTTATTATTTTTGTTTCAAAAGCGCCAATTGCATCTGTAGTGTGTTGTTCGTATTCTATAAAACCATTATATAATTTTCCTTGAGCTTGCGTACTGTTTTTTATATCTGCAGTTTCATTTGAATCATTTAAATCAAATTCATCTTGATAAAAATTATGATTATTAGAATTTACATCATATTCATTAGCGCCAAATTTTGCGTTAAAAGCATATGCCGCAATTATATAAGGTGGAGATGATGAATCAACGCCTCTAGATGTTCCATCCCACTCTGTTTCATTTATTTTAATTACAGATTTTATTTTAACAGTACAATTTGCTGGCACTTGAATCATACCAAAGGAATTTGGATTACCACTCCATGCAGAAACGTATAGATCACGAGCATAGCCCTTTAAATTTTTAAATCTTGTTATATTGTAATATATAAATACTTTTTCACTTTCTTTAAATCCTTGTTCACTAAAGCAACAAACAGCTTTCCAACCAGTACCGCCTCTATATAAAGCTTGATGAGAACTCGCGTGACTTAAAACAACATTTTGGTATTTTCTACCAAGAGAACCTGTTTTATATATACTAGAAGTTGCATCCCAAGAATTAGGATATATTTTAGAATCATATACATGAAAATTACTATGACTATCAGCTATATACGTTGCTTGACTAAATTTATCAGCAAAAAATCTTTTATAATTAGGGGTTACGCTACTTCCTCCAAAATAAAAAGCATAACCACGTTGATTTTCACTTCTTATATAAGCAGCCATTGATTGGTCGTTTTGCCTACCAAGATTATAAAATAAATAACCATAGTCTTCAGAACTATAAGCCTGCATATATGAGTATTCATTAGGATATTCATATGCAGCTTCAAAAGACATATTAGAATAATTACAATGTGCTGTTATATGCCCATGTGATTTTATATGATATTGCGAACTCCAATGCCAAACACCCCTACCTGCTCCAACTACTATATGATTTCTATTAACCATACCATAGGGATGTCTAATAGTTATACCAATATAACTTTCACCATCTCTAGTATCATTACCAGCATGGTTGTATGCTGTAAAACTACATCCATCTATATAGTTTTCACCTGTTTGTGTAATACCGTTGCTATTATGTATTGTTGTATTGTCTGCAGCGCTACCGGTTGTAGATTTTCTGAAATAACCATTATAACCAGCTATATTTACTCCGGATCTAAAGTTTGTATTATCATTAGTATTATTACCTAAACCTATAAACTCTACATATTTTATTTTAACTCTTCTTGTTGGTGCATTATTCCAACTGTTGCTTGTCCAATATTTTACATTAAAAAAGACTCTTGCTGTAGAGTTATCTGCATCAGCTATATCATTACCACTACTATCACAAGCTTTAATAACAATATCTCTTTTCATTTTTACAACAGGATTACCCACTGCACCATTAAAAAGTATATCTCTATCAACAGTTATTGTTTTAGCACTAGAATCAACACTTGTTATTGTGTAGTTAGCTTTAAGCCTCCACTGCCCTTCATTAACCCCCACTGAAGTACTTCCAAATCCGCTAGAAGTATAATAATAATCACCAGCAAGATTACCACCAAGTTTATCAAAACTAGCATGTATATAAACTGTGTCGCCAGTTGAAAAATCAGTTACATCATTAAGTGTAATGGTTCTAAGACTAGTAGCACCTATATATTCTGTTGCTATAGCGCTTGCAATTCTTCTGCAGAATTTTCCATTTATGTGATATTTTTCGGTGCCGGTTTGATATACTTTTGCACCAATTAAGGAGGGATCGTTGTCTACAGAGCTACCAAAGGTTATGGTATTTTTGCTTATATCTGTAACACGTAGTACGTTTCTATTATTACCAGTACCAAATATTAAATAATAACCAACTCTAAATATTTCTGCATCTTCAGATATTGTTATTGTAGAACCACTAACAGACTGTATTGTTGCTTCAGGACCAACATATCTTCTAACATAAATCCTATCATTTGTGGTGTCTACGTCATGAACAAAAAAGCATTCGTCATTTACAAGTGAAAAATCTTCTTCTCTTTTGTAAAGTGATATTCTATCGTTAGCCGCAAAATTTGAAGCGTCTGCTACTGTTATGTATGTAGCGTCTGGTGCTTGATTACCATTAACAGTTGTTACTAAAGTTGGTTCGCTACCATCTATCTGAACACCACACCATCTTCTACTATTTATTTGTATACCATGTTGTGCATCTTGATCGCCTGACATTTTTATTTCAGTACCGCCAACCATACTAAGTAATGACCCTGAAGTGCTAGTGCCTTCAACAAACTCACCAGCTGTATTATTACTGTTATTAGTATTATTTACAGTCATACGACCGTGTAAGTGCATTTTACCGCCATTAGCAAAATGTAAATTACCGTCTATAGTAACGTCTCCAGTTCTTGTTGACTGTATATCTGTATTTAAAGTAACTTTATGGCCATGTGCAATAACTACTAAATCATCAGCGGCAGGAACTGATCCTCCTGACCATGTAGAGCCTGTAGCCCAGTTACCCGATGAATTACTCGTTATTGTCGCCATCTACTATTACTTCGTTATATTGTTCTTGATATTGAGATACATTTAACGCTATTTCAAATGATAGTTTGTCGCTATTATCAACAACTGTGTTGTCATTGATAACAGCAACTATATCATCATCTTTTGTGAGCGTTAAAGTAGCATCTGTTTTATCGTATTCTACTTTAATTATCATTTAATTATATTTTAGTCTAGAGCTTTTATTAATACTCTTAATGATCCAGTGCCTGATACAGCTCTAATAGCTATATTTGGTGTAATTGTTATAGTACTAGTTGTTGCTCTTATTACATCTAATTTTACTTCAGCATATTGATCTACTATATCTGTGCCTGAAGTTGTTAAATCTGTAACCATTGCAAATATTTGTACTATAATATCTCTTGTTCCTAAGCTGTGTGTTATTGTGTGTGAAGCTCCAGCAGATATTGCGTCTGTTATTGCAGATACGTGTTTTCTATCATCGTCAAATTGCTTAACACCGGCAGGTGTAACAACTACTCCACTACTTGCACCTGAACTAGCTTCTGAGGTTGTTGCTATTTCAACAACACCTTTAGTAGTTGTGTTGGCGCCAGAAACACTTAATACAGTTCCAGCTCTTTGAATATTAGTACCAGCAAATCTTTCAGCAAGTTTATCAATTGAAGTAACACGCATTGTGCCATTGTCATTGTGTATAAATCCATCACCATTCGTAACACCTGTTGAACCAACCGCAGTGTCACCATCTAATAAATTAAGTTCGGCGGTTGTTAGTGTAGCGCCATCTATTAATTGTACTTCAGTACTTTGTAAATCGGCTAAAGCCTCTGCTACAGAAGTGTGCATAGTGGCTAACTCTGTAAGTTTTGAACTAGCAGATTGATATAATGAATCACTATCTGTGCCACCTATTTTTATAGACGGAACTGTAATACCATGAGAAAAATCAAATTCATCATCTGTGGCATCCCATAATAATGTAGCGTCAGTAGAAGAATTTACAGCATCTTGAATAGTAATACCTGCTCCATTAGCAGTTGAACTTGTATCACCTGAACCTTTATTTATTGTTATGTTTTTATCTTCAACATCTAAAGTTGAAACATTTGCAGATACAGTATCACCGCTAACAGTTAAATCACCAGTGATAACTAAATCATTACCAATTGTTACAGTATCATTACTATCACCAATTGTAACTGCATTAGAAGGAAAACCAGTTCCTAATTTAGTTTTTAAGACTGCCTGAGTCATATCAGCACCTGTATTGGTATTAGTTACTGTATTTGTATATGTAATTTTATCTCCACTTCTAGCAATACTTAATCCCGTGCCAGCTTCTAAAACAACATCATCTGTTGCGGCGCCGTCTGCACCTGATTGTGTTAATCTAATTTTTTCTTCATCAGAATTATCACCATCTACAGCTGATATTGCATATACATTTTGTGTGTTTGTATCTGTGCCAGTATATGTTACTTTTTGAGTAGAAGAGTCAAATGAAACTGACACTGAGCCTGCACTAGCAAATCTAATTTCTTCATTTTCTGTTACAGTAAATTGATCAGCACCATCTTCTCTGGCAATTTTAAATCCGTCACCCATATCAACTGTATCAGTGTTTGTGTCAGTTGATGCAAATGTAAAATGACCGGTGGTGCTATCTTCAGTAATTGTTATATTGCTGCCAGCTATAAGTTCTATTGAACCTGATCTTTGTGTTGAGTTGGTTTTACCAACAGTAGTCGCAGCACCGGCGTTAATTGTTACAGCCCCATCCGTTTCATCTAATGTTATATTTGTGCCGCCAATTAAATTTAATGTTTCAGTAGAAGCAATTGCGCCTCCATCAACTTGAACAGGTCTAAATGTATTTGCATCTGCTGTTAATGAAATCCAAGAACCAGAACCAGATGTTCCAGAGTAATACTTTATTGTATCAGTTCCTGTATCATATATTATTTTACCTTCTACATTTGATGCAGAGGCTTCTGTTGTTTTGTGTAAAATAGCGTTTTGCAGCTCTGATACACTTCGTAAGTCTAAGTGATTTAAAAATGGTATTGCCATAGTTTTTTTAGTTTAAGTATGCGTAGCCACTCTCTGCAGCCGCTAAAGTTATTGTTATAGTATTTCCGTTATTGTATTTTACACCAGCAAATGCACCAACATTTTCATAAACATCATCGCTGCTTGAAAATTTAATGCAAACATCAGGGAATGCATTTAAGTTGTGATTTATTACCCAGGTAGTTGAGGCTAGTGTTTGGTTATGTGTATAAAGCCTTTCTTTTTTTATAAAAGTTTTTAAATCTGCAATTTTAAAATTTTTAGTATTTCCAGTCGCAGAATCAGTACCTAGTAGCTTATCATTATCATTGATAGTATTGTCTAAAGCTATATTCTTAATTCTAGGCATTTATTTTTTTCTTAATTTTTCAACCGAGCGCCCTCCAAAATACGCGCCGATTACAGTTATAAGGACAATTTGTAATAGGTCTGTCCATTTTTCTTCTACCTCAAAAGCAATAGAACCAGAATCAATAAAAACCATTAATACAGTACTTATAATTAAGAATACTAATACTAACGGTCTAACTGAACGTGTAAGCCAATTTCCATGCTCTAAATCAGCTTTCCATCTTTCAGTAACATTTTTTTGCATTTCTTTTTCTGCTTCTATAAATATCTGAGTCATTTCTTTTTCAAACTCAGCTTTTTCATCTTTTGTTCTAATAAATTTATCGGCAACACCGGCCAGCTTGTCCACAACTGCTCCCCCAGTGTTACCAAATAGTTTAGATAATATTTTTGACATTATTTTATTTTTCTTCTTTTTAATTCACTAGAACCAAACCATCTTCCAGAATAATTAACAGCCAAAGTATTTTCATCAATATATGTATATTCACAATATAATCTCCATCCATTATCATGATTTATAATCATTGTTTTAACAGAATCATTCGATACTTCCATAACTACTTCTTCTACTACATCTCTTTCTCCAAAAGAAAAATTTAAAAATTTATAACCTTCTTCTTCGTTATTTAATATTACTGTATAATAATCTCCTGTATTATCGTCATTCCAAATACCTGTAAAATCATTTACCATATCGTTATGACTTAATTGACTAGATTGTCCTAATATAGTTATGCTAAAAAGCATAGCTAGTGCTAAAATTGTTTTTTTCATATTTAATTTAATTTAATTGTTTGTATTTAATTTCTTCTTCTACCGCCGCCTCGGCCACCTCTATATTTAAAACTAGGTCCGCTTTTGCTTCTTCTTTTACCAACTATTCTTGCGCCTTTATATCTTGCTGGTCTAAATAAATTTAAATCGCCAATTGCTTCGCCTATTTGTTTAAATAATCCTGGTCCTTTTGTCTTTTTTTCTTTTTTAGGTTTTGGCGGATTATTTGGGTCAAATGCAGGTGCAAATCTAGACGGCTTAGGTGTTTTAATTTCAGGCATTACAATTCCTTCGCTTGATGGTTTAACTCCTATGTCTCCAAATTTTGCAATATCTGCAAGTCTTCCAATTGATTTTTCCATGTCTAATGTAAACTGAGCTTTCTTATATAATTGACTACTTTTTGGTTGTTTTAAAGCAAAGTCAAGGTCTTGTTGATTAGTAATTAAATTTCTATTTTCTCTTTTTAATTGATTAAAATAATCAGAGCTTCTAGCTAAATTTACAAAATTATATTGCTCACCTGATCTTGGATTTATTGGTGCATAACTAGATTCATATTGAGCTGTTCCAAATCCACCACTTGATTTAACATTTTTGTGTCTTTTACCTCCTCCGGTTTGTCTAAAAAATTCACCTAATAAATCGCCTTCTAAGTTATAGGTTCCGCTATAACCTTTTTGATTTCCTGTGTTAAACTTGTAAAAATCACCAGCGCCGCCCGTAATTTTACCTGATCTTAAATTTCTTTGATAAGATGTATTAGGCATATTACTTATTGAGTAACTATATGCTGTATATTTTGGCTCATTATCTGCTAATTTATAAGCACCCCCTGGTACGTTATCGCTAGTACCATAAATTCTAAATCTAGATCCATCACCGCCGCCTTGGGCATCTGCTGGAGTTTTAAATACATCATCATTTAAAATATAATTTTGAGTTTTAACAAATGATCCTTGTTTTGGTAAATCATCAATTTTCACTCTTTTAAAATCAGGGTCTTGCTTCATTGCAGAAGGCGTAATAACACCTCTTTCATTTCTTATATTATCTAAATTACCCATATAAGAAGCAGGTTTCATAGCGGTAGCAGGGTCATAGCCAAATTCTTTTACTTGGTTTGCACCCTCTGCACTTCCTGCCATTTTTCTTAATCCTTTTCCTTTATCTCCTGGAGGAATAGGTTTTAATGCAAATGCAGGTTTACCCGCCATATAAGTTGCGGCTTGCATTTCAGGATTCATCATAAATCCTTTTTGTGCATTTTTCTTTTTGTTGTGTTTTGCCATTTTTTTTGTTTTTATCTGTTTTTGTATGGAAACATAATATTCATAGCCTTACGTCTACCTTCGCAGCCGCATGGTATACTAAGGCCATTAGATACTCTATCTACAAGTCCTTTGATTCCTGTTTTTGTTGTAAAATTTTCTATTGAGTCGCCTAGACCCTGTGGTTTTTCTCTATACATAATTATCTGTGTCTACTACAGCACCATCTTCTTCTAGCAGCTTTTCCTCTTTCACCTTTCCAACTTCTTGATCTACTACAAAAAGCTTTTTGTCTTTTATAAGCTTTAGTACCTGGTTTTACTTTACAATTAGTAACAGCAGTTTTTAATTTACTGCCTGGATTATCTCTTCTATATTTAGCGACGCCTTTTTTAGTCATACCGCCACCAGCAGCTGCACCTTCTTTTTTCTTGTCTCTTACTTCGTTATAATAACCTAAGGATTTTTTTCTTGATGGTGCGTTTTTATCTGCCATAATTAACTTAGTTTTGTTGGAAAGTAATTTGTTTTATTATATATAGGTTTTTCAATAGGATTTTTTGGATCACCTATTGATATTACTTCTCCTTTTACTATCATACCATTACCAACTCTAGGATAAACTTGAACAGGTTCATCTTTTTTTGGCTGATGATAAACATTATTACTGTCAAACCATGCTTCGCCTTTTCTCATTTGCATAACATGTAGCTTTTCATGTTTAACAGCTTCTTCTTTTTGATCTTCATTTAGTTTACTGTTTATGGTAACAGTTCTATCCATATCAGCATAACCCCAGGCTTTACCTAAATTTTTTTCAAATACTGGTACATCAGGCGTAGAATGTTCTTCGTTTATACCCAATAGCCCCGGAATATTAGTTTTCATTTTGTAGCCCATTAGCGATCTTTATCCTTAATCATATCATCTATAGCTTTATTATAAACTTTATCAGTATATGATTTATTATTATAAAATACACTACGCTCGCTAGTAGGTAAGTCTTCTTGCGCGAGCATTATTCTGTATATACGAGATATAAGTTGACTACATTTAAATGAGGTTTTATATATACTGTATTTTATAGTTGTTCTATTTCTATGACGCCATACATCTATCCACCCTTCTTTGCGAAGTCTTTCCCATCTGTTTTTATCCCATGAGTATGTATATACGCCTTCTATAAATTCATTACGTGTAAATCGCGATTTGCAATCTAAATAGATTAAAAGTTCTAAATCAGCGTCTTTTAACCCGTAAGTTTTACAGGCCCATTTACGTATGAGCCTATAATACTTTAATAAATTTAAATCTTTTAAATCACTTGGCTCTAGTCTCATTCAACTAAAACTATATCACCAAGCTTTAATACATAATATAGTTTATCTTTCCATTGAATACCATGCCCTGCATGCTTATCGTAATGTACTATATCGCCTGTATTTAACATTTCCACTTTATCACCAGCAGAAATTATTTTGCCTTTTGAATATCTTATATCTTTGTTTTGATCTTCAGTAAGCTCTAAGCCACCTACTTTCTTCGGTGCTTCTTTAATTTTTTCTATTACTATATAATAATTAACTGCTTGCATTGTCTAGTCTTATATTTGAAATTACACAATCTGCAGAAATTATAGTATTAACAACACTAACTGCATTCTTTAGTGCTGTCTTAGTTACAAGTACAGGATCAATAATGCCAGATTTAATCATATTAACTTGTTTTCCACATACAACATTAACACCTGTTCCTTGCTTACCTGTTTCTTTATATTCTAAATTAGCGTTTTCTAAAATAGTTTTATATGGAGCCTTTATAGCTTCTAATAAAATACGTTCGCCTTCATTTTCAGGTTGTATATTATAATGAGCATCTAATAACGCAACCCCACCACCAGATACTATTCCTTCTTGTAATGCAGCTTTAGTTGCATATATAGCGTCTTCAACTCTATCTTTCTTTTCTTTTAACTCAATTTTAGAATCGGCGCCGACTTTTATCATCGCAACTTGCCCATTTAGCATAGCTAAACGTTCTTGTTGCTTCTTCTTAAAGTACGGATCTTTTTCTTTTTTTATTTTCTTTTCAACGTTTTTAACGCGTTCTTTAGAAATTTCACCTTGATCTATAGTTTGAAGAACTGTATGTGTATTATCGGTTATAGCTTGTTTAGCTTCACCAAGAACATCTGGATTTATTAAATCTAAATCATCACCAAGTTCTTCGTCTATTATTTTTGCTCCAGTCAATATCGCAAGATCTTCTACTGTATCTTGCTTAGTTGGTCCGAATCCAGGCAGATCTACAACATTAACTTTTATATTGCCTTTTACCTTGTTAGCTAATAAAGCTGCCATAGGTTGTTGTTCTACGCCTGCAACGATTAATAAGCTCCTTTTCTTTTTAATAACAAACTCCAATACATTTTGTATTTTACGAATATTAGGTATTGGCGAAGTAACTATCAGTACGTACGGGTTGTTTAGTTCTGCCTTACCTTTATCCTTATCTGTTATAAAATGTGGCGATTTGAGTCCGCCTTCTATTCTGGTGCCCTCTACGAATTTAACGTATGTGTCATGGGTCTCAGACTCTTCCATTAGGACGACACCATCCTTACCTACTTTCGAATAGGCTTGCGATATAATATTTCCTAGAGCTTCATCATTATTGCAACTAATAGCACTCACGGATCTTAACATGTCATCCTTGACTGGAATTGCTTCCTCCTGCAAGTGCTTAGTTACTTTATCAAGGGCGGAGGATATACCTAATTTAACATTACGTACACCCTCATCCTTAATCTTCGCATATGCTAAATGCAACAATGCCTGCGCAAGCACTGTCGCTGTTGTTGTGCCGTCTCCAGCTTCTTTCACTGTATTCCTAGCCGCTTCCTTTATTAGGGTAGCGCCTATATTTTCGACCGGATCATATAAGACTACGGATTCTGCTACCGTTACACCGTCTTTTGTTATAACCGGCCGACCTAATGCGTCTTCGTATATTACGCATTTTCCTGAAGCACCTAAGGTTGACTTTACTGCGTTAGCTAGTTTATCAACCCCGTGCGTTATTTTATCTTTTGCATCTGTCCCGAAAGACAGATTTTTTACTATCTCACTTGGGTTATTATATTCCATTTAATTAAATTTGTTTTAAGTGGTTATTATTCGAATGTTTTGACTACTTTTGGTCCTTCTAAGAATTCTAGCTTCTTTTTATAGTGGTCAATGCTGCCATCTATTGCTGCTTCAACGCCTTCTATGGTCTCTCTTCTAGTAGTATCTACCCATTTATCGTCTAAATCTAGGTATTCTGCTTGATAAAAGCCATTTGGTAGTTGAACAATTCTCCAGTTTTTCTTTTCGACCATCTTTTGCCAAAGATCGATGGTTTTTTCGGTTATTCCCATTGCCTTGTGAGGCCAAGAATAAGTTTTGTAATAAAATGTCATTGGTTTTGGTTTTATATTAGTATAATTACGCAAAAATATTGGTTTTTAGTACCCGTAACGTCTTCTGGTTCTTTCGTTTTTGGTACCTCCTTTGCCTCCGGCTCTATTTTTAGAAGCTTTTACGCATTTTTTGAGCCTATGGTCATAATCATAGCCTTTTGGACATGCTTTTTGTTGTGCAGTACGTTTTTTATACTTACCCCACTCACTCATAGCGTATCTTTTGTCTCTTGCTGCCTTTGCTCGGCGTGCTGTAGCTGATAATTTTTGTGCCATATGTTATATTATTACCTATAATATTAGAATTTTAAGAATGTGACGCTTGCTAACTACTATTATATACTTATTAGCTAATGTCGTATTAGATATATAGGATTAATGGGTTACACATACGTATGTCGTGCCACCGCTGTAACCGGAAACGCTATATATAAACGCAGCCCCCGTGCTTAATTGCCGTTTTAGCTTGCTGTTCTAGGGAAACCTGCTGGACCTCGGCGAGCCTAAGGTATTGCATTATAATAATTTCCACCGGATATTCAGCTTTTCCTGCGGAACCTATGCTGTATAGCAATTACAGACCTAGCACGTAGCTTGATTGATATTATATATGTAACTAAAGTAAATAAAATATATTATGAAAAGAAAATTCACACACTATGCAATCAACGTTGTACTAATCAGTTTGACCTGGCTATTCGGATTCGGGTTCATTAACCTCATCATCCATCTAATGTTTAACGACCCAACGATAACGTTTGGCGGCTGGTAAGAATACAAAGTAAACACGAAACACAATTGATATTATAAATGTAACTATTAAAACTTAAAATTATGAATGCGAAATTAAATCAAGCTATTAGCAAACTAAGTAAGAAAGAACTAAAAGAAATCTTTCCACCAATAACACGTAAGAACTTTGTAGTAAGAAAGTCATGGTACGGTAGAAACCAAATCATAACATTCACTAACAACAAGAATCAAAAGATTACTTATAATCACGACGAGGTTCTTAAAGTAATGTTACCAAAGCTAAGCATAATGCCATGCTGGCTAAAGCGAGGCTACTGGTCACAGTCAACTGACATGCCAACTAATGTTAGAGACAAAGTAATAGAAAGAGTTGAATTAAAGTAAACTACTCAGCTATCTACACCCGCGCTTCGAGCTCACTGAAAGTGTCACTCAACAGCGGGGTGATGCTGTATAGCAATGTATAGCATTGCGTATAGCAAAAATTGCGCCGGAAATTCACCGTATGCCGTATTGTCATATAATAGTTACTAACATGACAGATCGACGGTCGGTAAATAGTGTGACAAAAGCTTACTATTATTACTAATATTACTAGCTAACGTCACTATTTTCACTTTACACAAAGAGAGAGTTTGAATTATACCTACAATACTTTTTTTACTAATAAACAACTAGTATACTTTTACAAGCTAAACACGAACTAAAATTGATATTAAGTATGTAACTATAAAAATAATAAAATGAATACTAAAGAAATTATTAACTTTACTAAAAACGAAATAGTAAAACACAAAGAAAATGTAAACTATTGGGGAAGTGAAGAAGACGTAAACAATGAAACTATAATTATTAACTATGTAATGCATAATGGCATAGTGAATCAAGACTGGTTTGACGAGAGATTGAAGTCAACAAGTATAGAAATGTTAGAAGATATACTAAGAGAATTATACTTAAATCACTTAGACAAACATGACGAAGATGAGGTAACTAGAGATGAATACATACAATACTTTGCATTATGAGTAGATTAGATAAGAGAATAGTAGCGTTACTGAAAATAGAAATGTTCACTAAAAGTGGACTAGAATACAGTGACTTGAGTAAAGAAGAAATATTAAACCAAATTAACCAACTAATAAACGAAGCATATGAACCAGAGTAAAAAAGGTGATACATACTATGTGTGTAAGTCAATGAAGGAATTGATTGCTTACACTAAAATGAAAAGAAAACAAAGAAAACATAGCCATGCTAAAATACTAAAAGTATACGGTGAGTGCCGAGGTATGGGTAATCGAAGATATAAAGTTGAAGGTAAAAAAACTTATAGTAAAGGTAAACAATATGCTTATACTCACAGGTGGAATCACTTTTACAAATGAAACACGAAATAGATTTGATAATATATATGTAACTAATAAAAAAAATATGTATAAAATAAAACTTAAAACAGTGTACTTCTTAGTTGTAATACTACTAAGACCAACAATAAAAGTGTTAAAAAAAATAGAATATAAACTAATAAATACAATATAATATGCAAACATTATACCAAAGACTAAAGCCAGAAATCAAAGCAAAACTAAAAGAAAATGCACAGAAATACGAGTACGGACCACGTGAAGTAATTGCTGAACTACATAGATTTACTTTGTACAATGACTTAACTATGCGTACTATTAAAGATTTACTAATCTGGGGTGATGTAAATGAATTTGAGTGGGATAGAATTGATTTTAAATACGGAAATGAATTATTTATAGATGGAAAAATTGACAATGACAGAATTTAAAGATTTTGACCCGGTAAAAATAGCTAATAAGCTAAAGCAAGTTGAAGAGTTTGAAGCAAAGTATGGCTCTAACAACTTAACAAGAGCATGGTACAAATGGTGTAATAGCTATGAGTACAGAAAAAAAGAATGGGAGTGGAGACAAGGTCTTGCTAAAGCTCATGAAGAAATATACGTTAAAAAAATATACTGATATGATAAAGTTTGATAGATATAAAGAAAATTTAAGACAAGTTGGTAGTGATATATATTCATACTCAACTCACGTTGCAACGATCGAATATGATGACAATTACCACTTAACAGGTAATTTAATACAACACGGATGGTGGAGCGTAACAACCCAGAAACATATTAATTATGTTGCAAGAGAATTAGGTTTAACAGTAAAAAAAGATTATGTCGAATAACGAATTAAACTATAAAGCATGGGCTCGGGAAGAATGGGAAAAGTTTTATAAAGCAAATCAAGATAAATATGATGGCTTAGAAGACTTTGAAATAGCTTACGGGTTTTTAGTGCATATGTATAACAATCGATTAGGTAAATTTAACTTATCTAACTCTATAAAAAATATTAAATTAAAATGAGTAAAATGAAAGAAATAGATAGGATAGCAGAGTACTTACACGAAGTAATGCTAGAAAACCTTGACGACTCAATTGACTGGGCTGTTGATGGTATACCTGAAATAGAAAACTTAGAGAATGATGAATATAACCAAATGAAAACAGCAATAATAAAAAGAACAATTGAGTATATGCTGAATTATCATAGAGAATTATAATTACAAGCTTAACACGAAATAGATTTGATATTATAAATGTATGAAAAAATGTAAATGTTCAAATATAATACCCGCTGGCCGTATTGCCTTAGGTTATAGTACTTGTATCTCCTGCAGTGCTATACAACAATATAGTTACATTCCCATAATCAACGGTAAGACGGGTAATACCATCCAAGTTGTGTCACCAGAAGTTTCGGCTTCGGTGCACAAAGCTTGGAGAAGAAAATAAGTTATAGGCATGGCGAAGGCGAATTTACGCGGACGCAAGATATAACAGAGACGAGTAGCTTAATTAGGATAGGTAAGCGGTTTAACAAAGCTCTATCACATAAGTGAATGGCTCGTTTTAAGGCTAGTAAGTTTAGCAGTATTAAGGTGGCCGCATGCAGCCCGTAACTCTTAATATGGTCGCGGTAAAATTCCGCAGAGTCTAAAAATATTAATGTCGGAGGCGCACCGCTACTGCGAATATGGTACAATTTAAAATACCAATATATTCAGATAAGTATGAGCGACCCGAGACCTTTAGGGTAAAACACGAAGGACGGTAATTGGTAGTTACATGTAAACTACATCACCCCAGAAAGCGTGGGTATGTGCACAATACCACCCTATAATATTATAGCGGGATGGAGCAGTTTGGTCAGCTCGCAGGGCTCATAACCCTGAGGTCACAGGTTCGAATCCTGTTCCCGCAACTAACTGAAAATCAATTAATTATGGAAATTTTAACTGATGAAATAATCATCGAAAAACTAAATGAAGATGGCTTTATGGAAGAGCCGGATGGTCCTTGGCTACTAGAGTATATTCGATCAGAATACGGTGGTGAATTAGACACTACAAGTGACTTTATTGACGACAAGTATACATTAAAAATATATAGTGAATCCACTTATGATTGTTACGATATATACTGGTGTACTCATGAAAATAGACCTCATGTATCACAAGACGGTTACTACTATGAAGATTATTCTGACTGGTCGGATAAAGCAGTAGATGAATTAACTAGTGGCGGTAACGTATGGATAGAAAATCATATATGGAGTGACATGGAATATGACTTCAACCACAGGCTTGAGGAGTGGTGGCAAGATATATATGAAGAATTAATGGAAGAAAAAAAAGAAGAACTATTAGACACTGGTGAATATAAATTAGAAGAAGATGAATAGTAGAAAAGCATACGAATTAGAACACGGCGCAGATATAA